TGAAAGTTGTGATATTTTAGTTGCACATCATTTATGGGAGCATATTTCATTAGATGAGCAGGAAACTACTATCAGAGAGTGGTATAGAGTGCTAAAACCTGGAGGTATTTTATCAATTCATATTCCGAATATGAAACAATTAGCAAGAGCTTGGTTAGATGGAAAGATAAATACTTATATTTTTAATGTTAATACCTATGGAGCATATCAAGGATATCTAACTGATTTACATAGGTGGAGTTATGATGAGCAGGAATTGAGGGATAGAGTTTGTTGTTGGGATGGAAGAGAAGATAAATTTCAATTTGAAATGAGAGATTACAACAGGTTCAATGCGTTATATTTAGGAGCTGATATCGCAGAAGATTGGTGGATTTTGAGTAAAGAATTTGTAAAAAAATAAAGATGAGTATATTACACATAAATATTGTTACTTTGAATAATTTAAACTATTTATCTAATGCTATTGGAAGTATAAAGACAAGTTATGATTACAAGATAAGAGTTATAGACCAAGACTCAACTGATGGAGTTCAAGAGTGGTGTAGAAATAATCAAATTGATTGTTATAGATTTTCACCTAAAAGAAGTTTATCAGAAGCTTGGAATTTTGGATTTAGAGAAGCAATTAAAGATGAGGAGTGTAAATATATCTTTTTTCCGAATAATGATGTTATTTTTCATAAATCAACTATTGATAACTTAATCTATGGAATAAATAAATTAGGATATTCTATGGTTACTGGAAGTAATGTAGAACCTGAAATGAGTTTGTCTGATATGTTGGCTAAAGATGATTTTGGAAGTTTAGAATTTGATGAAAGAGAAATTACAAATTGGAGGGAAGAAGGACCTGATTTTAGTTGTCCTTTGATTAAAAGACAGACTTTAGAACAAGTGGGGTATTTTGATGAAAATTACTACCCTGCATATTACGAGGATAATGATTACCATTTAAGAATTATAAAATCAGGACTTCACGCAAAAAGACTAACAACTGCTCCTTATTTTCATTTTGGTTCAATGACAATAAAGAATAATGGACATTTAGGAATTAGTTCTAATAGTTGTCAGAGATTATTTATAGAGAAGTGGGGTAATACTCCAAGTGAGTGTATGGATAATAAAGGTTATGAAAAACCTTTTAATGATAATAATAATTCTCTTAAATTTTGGAAAGGATATGAAAAATATGAGTTATGAGAAGTATGAAGATTTGAATAAAGGTGTGAATAGAGAATTAGCAACTTTTGTAGGTTGTAGTTTTGTAGGTTGTATTACTGCTTTTTTTATGGTGTTATTTATTATTTGGTTTATTAGTTGGGTGTTTTAATATGATTAAAATTTTAGCTTTAATGGATAGTCCGACTGTTGCAACAGGATTTGCACAAGTTAGTAAAAATGTATTAAGAAAATTACACGATACTGGTAAATATGATATTACTGTTGTTGGAATTAACTTTAACGGAACTTTAACAAGAGAAATGTTTGAGAAACATCCTTATAACTTTGTTCCTGCAATGCCTCAGGGATATCAAGACCCTTATGGAAGAGGTAAAGTAATTCAGATACTATCAGGAAACGATAGAGATATAAAACCTGGATATGATATTTTATTTACAATCCAAGACCATTTTATTTTACAAGGAAGTGACCAATTAGCTGGTGGATATAACTTCAGTAATAGAATAAAAGAAATTCAAGCAGAGATTATTTCAAATGAAAATTTTGATATGAAATATTTATTTAATTGGATTGGTTATTATCCTGTTGATGGAAATTTACAAAAAAGATGGGTAACTGAAGGAATAGGTATGTGTGATTATCCTGTTGCATATACCAAGTATGGAGCAGAAGAAATTTTGAAATTTGATAATAGTGATTTAGTTTTAAAAAAAAGATTAAGTATTATTCCTCACGGAGTTAATTTTAAAGACTTTTATCCATTAGAAGAAAAAGAAATAAAAGAATTCAGAAAGAAATATTTTCCTAAAGAAATGCCTCAAGATGCTTTTCTAATAATTAATGTAAATAGAAACCAGATAAGAAAAGATATAGCTTCTACAATAAAAGCATTTAGCGAGTATAAGAAAATAAATAAAAAAGCTTACTTATATCTTCATATGAAACAAAATGACCAAGGGGGAGATATATGGGAAATAGCAAAACAATTTGGATTAAAACCTGGAGAAGATATGATGCTACCTTCAAACTTTGATGAGAGCAAAGGGCTTCCTATTAGCGAATTGAATAAAATTTATAATTGTGGAGATGTGATTGTTAGTTCTTCATTAGGTGAGGGTTGGGGATTTAGTAATACAGAAGCAATGGCTATTAAAAAACTTATCATTACTCCTTGCAATACTGCTATGCCTGAAATTATAGGTATGAAGGATATTTATGAGAAAAATGTAGGAATTGATTATTTGGAAAAAAACTATGAAACATTAAGGGGTATTCCTATTAAAAGTGGATATGGAAAGAACGATTTTGTTTCTATGGGAAGTATGGACAATGGAGTTATTAGACCGAAAGTTGATATTGATGATTTTGTTCAGAAGTTGACCTGGGTTTATAAGAATAAAGAAAAAGTAAAAAAAATAGTTGATAATGGGTATGAATATGTAAATACATTAAGTTGGGATAATGTTTGTTTATATTGGGATAAGTTATTTGAAAAAGCTTACAATGAGTTAATTTTAGATAGAAAAAAAGGACACATTAAAATAAAAGAAGTGTTGAAAAAAAATGAATAACCATTTAGAAGTATTTAAAAAATTAAAAACAAATCCTAAAAATCCAAGAAAAATAACTAAAGAGAATTTAGATAAATTAAAAAAATCTATCTTAAATTTTCCTGAAATGTTAGAAAAAAGACCAATAGTCTATGATGAAAATCATATTATTTTAGGAGGAAATATGAGATTTCAAGCTATAAATCAATTAGTTCAAGAAAGTAAATTTGAAATTAAAGAAAGTTATTTTGTTTCAGCATCAGATTGGAGTGAAGAAAAAAAAAGAGAATTTGTAATAAGGGATAATATTGAATTAGGAGATTGGGATATGGATATATTAACTAGTGAATTTTCAGATTTAGCATTAGATGAATTTGGCTTAGATTTAAATGCAGAAGAAAATCCTTATTCAAAAAAAATTGAAAGTCCTCATTATGAAATAACTGGTGCTAAACCTACAATTTCAGATTTAGTTGATGCAAAAAAATATGATGAATTAAAATTAAAAATAGATAATTCAAATATTCCTGAAGATATTAAACTTTTTTTACTTTTGGCTTCTTGTAGGCATTTAGTATTTAATTATGAAAATATTGCTGAATATTATGCACACTCTGAAAAAGAAGTTCAGAAGTTAATGGAAGATAATGCTTTAGTTATTATTGATTTTGATAGTGCTATTGAAAATGGTTATGTTCAATTAACTGAAAAATTTTCAGAAATATTTGATGAAGATTACAATATTAAAAATGAGTAATTTGAGTAATTTTGTCGTGTTAATTTTAACTCATAAAAGACCTGATAATGTAATTACTTATAAAAAATTACGAGAGGGAGGATATACAGGGAATATTATTTTAGTTATAGATGATGAGGATACACAGGCTGATAAATATTATAAAAATTATCCTAATGAAGTTGTGATGTTTAATAAAAAAGAAATTGCTGACCAAACAGATGAAGGAGATAATTTTAATAAAAGACAGACAATTACACACGCTAGAAATGTTGCTTTTGAAATTGCTAAAGAAAAAGGATATAAATACTTTATACAATTAGATGATGATTATATGAGTATTGCTTATAAATTTGATAGTAACTTAAATTTTAGACATAATAAAATAAAAAATTTAGATAAAGTATTTGAAGCAATGGTAGATTTTTTAAAAAAGACAAAAGCTAAAAGTGTTGCAATGGCACAGGGTGGGGATTTTATAGGAGGGAAAAAAGGGGGTTTAGCAAGAAATTTAAATTTGAAAAGAAAATGTATGAATACATTTGTCTGTGATGTAGATAATCTAATTAAGTTTATTGGAAGATTGAACGAAGATGTATGCACTTATGTAACTTATGGGAGTAGGGGTGATTTATTTTTCACTATACCATTTTTCTATGTAACTCCTAGGCAAACACAAAGTCAGAGTGGTGGTATAACTGAGGCGTATTTAGAAAGTGGAACTTATGTAAAAAGTTTTTATAGTGTTATGTTTAACCCAAGCTGTGTAAAAGTAAGTAGTATGGGGGATACACAACAAAGGATACATCATAAAATAACTTGGAAAAATGCCGTTCCGATGATACTTAATGAAAGTTTTAAAAAGAAGTAAAATAATATTATGAGTGATATAAGTAATTCAGAAAATACAAATAATACAAATAATACAAATAATATGCGAGATAGTTTAGGTAGATTATTACCTAATAATAATGCTAATCCAACAGGAAAGGGTGGTTTTAAAGACAATCCTCAAAATATTAATTATGGTGGAAGGAAAAAAAATGAGCAAAGGTTTGGTTATTGGTTACAATTTTTTAAAGATATGACTACAAAAGAGTTTTCAGACTATCCTAAAACTACAAAAAAACCTGAAGAGATGTTTGTTGCAGAGTTGATTTCTTATGAAAGAGTTAAAAAAGCAAGAAATGATTTAAAAGAATATCAAGATTTAGCTGATAGAACCGAAGGGAAGGCTGTTGTAAATACTAACATATCTGGAGATTTAACTTTAAGTAATTTGCTAGGTGAATTAACTAATGAAAATTTTACACAAGAACCTACAGAGAATATTAAACTTTAAACCTCATCAAATTCAAGAAGATATTATTTTAGATAATTCAAGGTTTAAAATTTTAAATGCAGGAAGAAGATTTGGAAAAAGTCTTTTAGGAGCTTATTTAGCTACATATGAGATTTTACAAAGTAATAAAAAAGTGTGGATAGTTGCTCCAACTAATGCACTTACTGAAAAAGTATGGAGAGAAATTTATAGTTGGTTTGTTGGAAATTTAAATCCATTAGTGGAGCAGATTTATACTTCAAAAGGTAATTTGAAAATAATTTTAAAAAATGGAAGTTTTTTAGAGTGTAAATCAAGTGATGACCCTGTTGCTTTAATTGGGGAAGGTTTAGACTTACTGATTATAGATGAAGCAAGTAGGGTAAAAGATGTAGCGTGGAGAGAAGCACTACGACCGACACTTTCAGATAGACAAGGAAGGTTAGTTGCAATATCTACTCCTAAAGGAAGTAAGAATTGGTTTTATAAAGAGTTTAGAAGGGGATTGGATAATGAATTAGGTTTTAAGAGTTGGAAAATGCCGACAAATGCTAATCCTTATTTTCCTAAAGAAGAGTGGGAACAGATTATAAGAGAGTTTGGAATTGAAAATCCTATATTTAAACAAGAGTTTTTAGCTGAAAATATAGATGATGTAGGAAATGTATTTAGAAATATATTAGCTTGTGTAAAAGGGGAATTTGAAGAACCTGATATAAATGAAAAATATTCTATTGGAATTGATTTAGCAAAAACTCAAGATTTTACTGTTAAATGTGTTATTAAACATAGTTCAAGGCAGGTTGTTGCTTTTCAGAGATACAATAATGTAAATTATGATGAGCAGATTGAAAATATAATATCTTTGAGTAAAAAATATAATAATGCTAATATTTTAATTGATAGCACAGGAGTTGGTGACCCTGTATATGATTTGTTAAAGAAAGAAAATGCAAATGTTAAACCTTTTAAATTTACAAATCCTAGTAAGGAGAATTTAATTAGAGGTTTAATGATTGCTCTTGAAGAGAAGTCTATTAGTTATCCTCATATTGAAACTTTGATTTCTGAATTAGAGAGTTTTGAATATAAAATTGGAAATACAGGAATTATGAGATTTGGAGCACCTGATGGAGAACACGATGATTGTGTGATTGGACTTGCATTAGCTGTTAAGGCGATAGAAGAATATAATAGTGGTATTATTGATTTTTATAAGGAAATAAATGAAAAAGAAAAAACAAAATCTTATATTCAAAACTTTAAACAATTTATTCATTAGTCCGATAAAAGAAGAATTGTTAAAAGAAATTAGAAACTTAAAAAAAGAGAACTATGAGAATTATAAAAATTTAAGTTCAGAAACAAATTCAAAAGAATTAAATATAAATAAAGAAGTTGCATCAAGTCAAGAAAGAGAAAGTCAGACTATTGATGAGAAATTGAAAGCGTTTAATGTAAATCCAAATGCGTTTAATTCAGTTGCAAGAAGTAATGTAAAAGATAAACCAGAACAATATATAAATCCATTATTACTTAGAAATTTTAGTGTTGATTATCCTATTGCAAGAGCTTGTATTGATTATGTGAAAAATGTAATTACAAGACAAGATTGGGATATTGTAAAAGAAAATGAGGAAGAAGAATTAAGTAATGATGATGAAATAAGAATAAAACTACAAGAATTTTTCAAAAGACCATATGGCTTTGATAGTTCAATGAGGATTTTTTTAGAAAATATTATTGAAGATTATTTAGTAATGGGGAGCGTTAGCATTGAGAAAGTAAGAACAAGAGGGGGAAGTGTTTTTAATCTAATGCCTGTTGATGTTTCTACAATAAAAGTAAGAATAAATGATAATGGAAGAATACCCAATCCACCTGAAATTGCTTATGAGCAATGGGTTATGGGGTTTAAGGTTGCTGAATTAACAAAAGATGATTTGATTTTCAGAGTTAAAAATGCAAGACCAAATACTATATTTGGATTATCACCTTTAGAAAGTTTAATAATTCAAGTTCAAAGTGCTTTGGCTGGAAGTTTGTATAATTATAAGTTTTTTACAGATAGTAATTTAGTTGAAGGATTTGTAGAAGTTCCTGAAGATTGGAATAAAGACCAGATACAAGAATTTCAAGCATATTTTGACTCAATGATTTCTGGAGACCCTAGATTTCAAAGAAGATTAAAAATGATGCCTGGTGGTATGAAATATACACCGACTAAAAAACCTGAAGAAATGCAATTTGAAAGATTTGAATTATGGCTTCTTCAACAGACTTGTGCTGTATTTGGGGTTACTCCTCAGACTTTAGGTTTTACAAATCAGATAAATAAAGCAACAGCAGAAGTTCAATATGAAGTCACACAAGATAGAGTTGGTAAAGGATTACAACAATTTATTGAAGAATTATTTACAGATATTATTCAGAACTCAATGGGATATAAAGATTATAGATTTAGTTTTGTTAAAGTAATGGAAACAGATGAATTAGAAGAAGCACAGATTGAAGATATAAAGATTAAAAATGGAACCTTAAGTGTTGATGAAATAAGAAGAGCAAATGGACTTGAGGAGATAGGTTTAGGACATTTTATAATGACAGGACAAGGACCTCAATTTATAAATGATTTATTAAATGGGGAAGATGAAGCAAGTAATAATCCAGAAAATAATTTAGAAACAAATGCAGAAACAAATGTAGAAATAAATGAAATAGAAGATGAAATTGGAGATGAAGAATTAGAAAGAAAAGAATTTGTTACTTGGAAGAAATATTGCTTAAATGCTTTTAAAAGAAATAAATTAGAAAGTTTAAAAGAATTTAAAACTTATCATATTAAAAAAGAAATTGAGGAAGAGATTAAAAAAAATCTAAATGAAGTTCAGAGTAAAGAAGATATAGTTTTAATTTTCAACGATTACATTTCTGGAGATTATAAATCTGTTTCTGATTTGAAAAGGATATTAAATGAACTTAACAAAATTAAACTATCTTAATTTAATCATTAGGAAAATGCTTAAGAAGTCTAGAATAAATATAGTTTTAGATGATATTGAGAAATTAAAAGAATACAATCAAGTTAAAATTCAAATTCAAAAATATCTTTTATTAACTGTTAAGAATTTCTTATCTTTAGAACAAATTGAGAAGTTATTTACAATGACAAGAAAGTCAGATGTTAATCCTCAAATTCAATATTACATTGAAAAAGAAATTGTAAAAACTTTACCTTCTGAAAGATTTATAGAGATTTTAGTTAGATTTTTAGGTTTAAGTGAAGTAATTGCAGGACAAGATGCTGTGGATACAATTGGAGTTGGTATTAAATATACTTTGAGAAATACAGAATTTATTAGAAGAAATGTAAATAATTTAATTCCTACAATAAATCAGACAACTGCTAAAGAATTATCTAAAAAGTTAGAAGAAGCAAGAGAAGGATTTTTAACAATTGAAGAAACATTTGATTTTTTAAATGAATATATGGAGATGAGAGCAGAGCAAAGAGCTGAAATAATTACACAAAATGAAAGTAGTTTAGTTGCAAATGCTACACAAAATGATGTATATCAGAAGAGTGGAGTTGTAGAGTTGAGGTGGGTTACTTCAAGAGATGAAAGAGTTTGTCCGATTTGCAGACCTTTAGATGGGAAAGTTGTTAATATAAATGCAGGTTTTGGAAATGTAAGATATCCACCTGCTCATATAAATTGCAGATGTTTTGTAGAACCTGTTGAAAGAAAGGAAATACCTGTATGGACAGGGAGATAAGTTTAGAAGAAACAATTAAAATACGAAAAGCAGTTATTCCAATGTTAATTGATGCTTTAAAAGAAATTAAAATTTCAGATAATAGGCAAAATGTAATTCAAATTGATACTGAAGAAATTAAAAAGGCTTTAATTGAAGCAGTTTTAAACATTAAACTCCCTGAATACCCAACAAATATTGAAGTTTCTAATCAGAAAGAAGTTCAAAAGGTTGAAGTTATAAATCAAGAAGTTATCCAATTTCCTGAAATTAAAATTGAGAAAACAGAAGTTAATTTTCCTGAAATACAAAAAGTAGTAGGAGAAATAAAAGCTATAAATTTACCTGTTGGAGAAGATAAAGAAACAAGTAAAAAAGCAAATCCTACAAATTATCTAATAGTTAGGTTGTCAGATGGACAGAAATTTATTGATAATTTTGGGGGAGGAGCAACAAGTGTTCCTATGGGTAGAAGCACGGAGAATATCTATTTGAGGGAAGAATATACTTATACAACTTATTCTGGTTCTCAGTTGCCTATTATGGTAAAAAAATGGACTGATAATATGGTTTTAACAGAAACATTTGAATATGATGGTTTTAATCCTATTAGAAAATTTAGAAGTATAGAACCTTACAATGCCTAGAAGATACAATTTAAATCCTTTAAAAAAAGATTTTGATTTAACAGAACTTCCTGATGCAAGTCAAGATGTAACAAATAAAGTCAGTAAAACAGGCGATACAATGTCTGGTGATTTGAATTTTAATGATGCAGGGATAAATAATGCAAATCAAGTAACTTTTAATACTTCTGCTTCTGAAACGATTAGTGAAGGAGTTTTAGCTTATAACCAAAATACAGGTAATTTAGAATTGGGATTAGCAGGAGGACAAGTTAGTGTTCCTATTGGGAAAGGTTTGATTTTACCAAGGCGAGTAAAAAATACTAGTGGAACTACAATGACAAAAGGAACTGTTG